TTTTGTCATGCAGCAAGACTTAAAAGTAACTGATCTTGTTGCCGTTGCATCAAGATTGCCAGCTATGCAGACAAACAGTGCATTTAGCTGGGCTGAACTTCGGTGGCTCGGATATGTGTTTCTACGGAGTGTTGTGCGTGTACAGATGGCTATAGAAGCACGTTTCACCTCTAACATACCAGAAATTGCAGAAATATCACGACAGTTTGATACGAAACTCATTAGAAACAGAGATGGGTCGTATAATCTTGTCCGTAAACTTGGTGCGGCACCGCACGCAGCGACCAGGTTTCTTCAAGCTGTTAATATTGGCACAGCCAGCTTTAGGGGTGCGCACAGAATTCCACTGGAACTAAAGGCCGAGTGTCTAAACAACGTTAAGATATTTTTAGAGTCTTTGTTCTCTGCGTTTGCACACTTCTCATCAAGTACTGTGTACATAACGTTTTTACGAGCTCCGGTATTACGAGACATACAAGAATTACTACTCCGTTTTGGAGTTGAGACAAACATAACAAGTATTGGCACAGACAGCGAACCCATGTACAAACTCGAACTGCGCGAAGAAAGTGACTACTACAAGTTCTTCACAGAGTTAAAAATACCCGGTGTCGCGGTAAAGAACCTAAAACAGCCTGCGCAGTACGAGCATTCAGATTGGCACAGGTTTGAAGAGATCGTGTCTATCGAAGAACGACCGCGTCAGAATGTCTATACCCTCCAGGTGTACGACTTGGAGAACTACATTGGTGACGGTATGATCCTGCACAACTCAGTTGTGCTCGAAGATAAGATGGTGTTCAACGCTGTGAACTCGGCCACTGAGTTTCCTATGACAAAAGAAGCCGTGCTAGTCACGGCAAATACGTCGCAGATGACGCCGCTACTAGATCACGTCTCAAATAGGTTTCTCACGTCGCCTCTACTGAAGCACTTTCTAAATGGACAGATCAACCGTACAAAGGGCACCATGGACTTTGTTATGCCTGGCGGAACATCGTACAGACTCTACTCCCGTATTGCTGGTAGCCGTGGTGAGAACAACATGGTTGGTCTACACATTCCAAAGATATACGGCGACGAGATGCAGCTCTTCCCAATGGCCGCGTGGACACAGCTACAGCCAACGCTGAATACGTGGGAGGACAATATTCAAGTATTTGTATGTGGGGTGCCAAATGGGGTACGAGACGGCAGTGTGCTATACATGCTTGACCAGAAGTCGGTCAGGTATAAAAAGTATCGCATACCTGCAACTGAAAACCCGTATTGGTTTGCTGATGCTCACGTCGAGGCAATAAAACAATACGGCGGAGAAGAGTCTGACGATTTCCAACGACTTGTACTCGGTCGGCATGGTGACGCAGCATATGCTGTTATCCCCCGTGATAAAATGGTCACTGAGCCGTTTGAGTTTTACTCCTATCGGTACAATCAGTCTGATCGTGCCAAGGGCACCCACTATAAAGATGCGCTGAAGTTACCAACCGTGCCAAAACAAGACATGTTGATGCTGGCAATTGATACTGGATATACCGATCCAACGGTCATTCAGCTTATGGGCCGAAAAGACAGTGTCTGGCGTACATTCGCTAGATGGCGTTTAACCCGCATTGCATTTCCAGAGCAGGCTGACATCATTGACTGGATTGACGCTAAGTACCAGGCAAATGGCATTGGCATTGATCTTGGCCCAGGTGGTGGCGGCATTGGCATTATGCAGGATCTTCAGAGCAGTCGGTTTGGTACAAAGATGTCGTCTTATGCCAAAAAGATCATCGGTGTCAACTTTGGTGCCATACAGACCGTGGACAACTTTTTAGACAATACTCTACAGCGTATAAACGCTAAGTCACACGGCGGAGAAGAACTGGCTCGCATGGTGTCCGACAAAGAACTTGTGTTTAGTGAACTTGATGCTGAGGGCATGTCACAATTGGAACGAGTTGCCTACCAACGACGAACTGACGGCGCAAATACGTACTTTGTACTGTCAGAACGCGGTATTGGCAAGTCACAGGATGACCATATTTTTGCATCGTACCTTGTGTTTATTCTGGCTCTTGGTAACTTACTACAAGTACGAGAAGTAAAGAAATTAGTAAGCCCTACATGGTGAGGTAGTTTTCATGACAAATGAAACAGTGAAGCTTAGTAAAAGTGCTCAGAGTAGCACGTTTATTGGCAACCCGTATGCAGTCAATACGTACCGGGCCGGAAACATCGGTGGAAACTCTCCACTTGAAATTCCAGGCACGACAATGCTGTACAACAAAGTAAACGGTACAAACGACATGCCAAGAACGTACCGTGACGAGGTTGAGCAGTCTCGATTCTTTTATCGTTATGATCCACTTGCCGCAGTGGTCATTAATCGCATGGTTGACATGGCAGCCGCCAAGTTAAAAAACAGGCGCGGAGAATGTTCTGATGAAGAAATCGCATACTATAATGGGGTTGCCGCAACTGTAAACCCCTTTATCGGGATGATGATGCTTGAGTACCTCATTACAGGCATGGTCATACCTGAGTATGGCATTGGCCGCATGATGGGATCTCGGTTTCACAGTCTTCTTGGTAGAAAAAGGTACGCCATCCCAGATCCGTTCTGGCTGCGTAATTCTGACTACATCGTCCTTAAACGCATGCCTGCTGGCGTGGACAGAGCAGTGTTCCTCCGTATCCCAGAAGACGAGCGAACATTCATTATGAACAAGGGGAAGCGGGCTGACGGCACGGAGGACAAGGAGCTGTACGAACTCCTGTTGCGTAAATTCCCAGAGTATGTTAAACTCATTCAAGAGGGAAAAAGTCTCATCGAACTTCAGCACACGAAGCCCATTCTACGCAAAGCAACACCGAACGCTGACTATCCACAACCATACCTCGTACCGTCTCTGTCAGCGTTTAAGCACAAGTGGCGCATTAAGCAGATGGATTACAGTATTGCCACCCGAGCTATTGAAGCCATTCGGCACGTAAAGGTCGGTAGTGATGACTTTCCTGTTGTAGATGGTGACACCGCGATTGAGGAAATTCGTCAACAGATGTCCAATCGCCCCGGTATATTCACAGAGCAAGAGAGTCTATACACTCTGTACACAAACCACACAGTAGAAATCGGATGGGTCTATCCACCGCTTGACGCTCTTCTATCTGACGAAAAGTACTCAGAGCCCAACAGTGATATCTTACTCGGTATGGGTTTCTCTAGGGTACTTCTCGTGGGTGAGTCACTTCGCAGTAACTCTGGCGGCGATGCTTCTACCATGGGGCCAATTTCGACACTGTACGAGATGAGAAACGCTATTGTGTTTTGGATGAGGAACATGTACTACAGGTTGGCTGATGAGAACGGGTTTCGTAACATCCCAGAGCCATTCTTCCCAACCATTGCCTCGTCTGAGATTACAAAGCTTGTAGAGTTTGCTCTTGACGCAGTACGACTTGGTCGCATGTCGAGTGACACGATGCTTCAGATGTTTGGTAGTGATTTTGAGGCGGAGCATCAGCAGATTGACGCGGAGGGTAAAGCCGGGGTTGCTGATCCTGTACCAGACGCGGCACCTGTACCGGTTGGCCCGGCACTTGATCTAGAGCAGCAAAAAGTGGATCTTCAGTCGAAACAACATGAAGATGACATGCAGATGCAAAAGAAGCAGTTAGATACGCAAAAGAACCAGCCGATTGTCGCTCCTACAAGCCAGCCTGTTGCAAAAACAGCTGAGGTAGACGTATAAAGGAGGTGGTTTGCCATGCTTAGTCGGCAAGAAACCATCGCACTCATTCGTGATCAGGTTCGATCCACAGTTGATCCTATGTTTCTCAAAATACGGGCTGAGCTGTTTGGGTCAACGTTTGGAAAGACCATCAAGGACTCTCTTATATCTTCAACGGTTATTGCAAGTGCCGTTGAAGAGGGTGTAGAGCAAGCTGCTGGAAGCGGGTATGCTGTTTCGTATACTGCTGGGTCTGGTGGGATACAAGAGGGCAAAGTCGTATACTTCGATGGATCGGTAGTACATCACGCGGACAGCACAACAATAGGGCATGCTGGTAAAGTGGTTGGCGTGTCCACAAGTGCTGCTGGCCCCGGAGATCCAGTGTACGTACAAATGTATGGTGCGTTGGACTTACCAAGTTCACTGAGTTTGACACCTGCGTCTCCTTTACTACTTGGTTTAAACGGCGCGCCAGTGTCCTCTTTGCCTGGAAGTGCGGTATTTGCACAGTATGTCGGCATTGCACTAAGTACCACAAAAATGTTCGTGTACGTGACTCCAGAAGTATATATTTTGTAGGAGAATACACTCATGGATATACTGTATGTCGTAGTGATTGCGGGACTAGTACTAATTGCGGTATACCAACAATTAGTACTACGTCGGCAAGCAGTTATGCTTGTAGCAGAGCACGAGCGGGCGAAAAAGTCGCTCAGTACATCGCGCTCTGTCGTAAAGGGTCAACTCGCCGAGCAAATGTTTCCACTGTCAATAGAGTGTCCATTTATGTTAACTGACATGAAATTCTTTGGACAGCCAATTGACTACATTGTGCTCGACGGGTACAGCAACGGCGACATTAAGGAGGTCGTGTTTGTTGAGATTAAGACAGGCAATGCTCGTTTGTCGTCGATACAGCGCTCTTTACGCGATTGTATTGATAATAAACGTGTATCATGGGCCACAGTCACCATTAAGGAGCCAATACATGATAGAACAGATAGAAGCCATTCCGAGGAAGCCGGGGCATCTAACGCTGCCGCCTAGAGCAACAGAGCAGTACATCACTCTTCACTACTCTGGTGTTGAGTACAATGACACTACAGTTGAACAGGAACGAGCCCGTATTCTAAATGAAGCCCGCTACCAGATTAACAAAGACTGGGGCGGAAACTCAAAGAACCCCATCTACGGAGATGGGCTCATGTACGATTATGTAGTACTAAAGAACGGGGATGTGATAAAGACGAGGCGTGAGCGGCAGCAGCTCTGGCACTGCGGGAATAACACTGGCAACAAGTTGAGCTGGTCAGTACATGTCATGTATGGTGGACTTCAGAAGTTGACAAAGCCGCAACGTGACTCCTTGTTTGATCTGTTTGATCAACTCCGTAAGCAGTGTGATATTCCAAGAGAGAACGTGTTTGGTCACTGTGAGTGGCCGCGTGGAGTTGGAAGTCCCGTACAGACATCGACGTACAAGCCACTTCCAGGCCAAAGTCTGTGTCCTGGGCCAGAGATCATTAAAGAAGTCTATCGCTACAGAGCACTAAGTGACGGGGCCAGGGCCACTACGTCGATGCAGGTCATCGGTAATGTTCCCTCAGTACCCGTGTACACGGATCGTTCGC